AATATCTTTCAGATGCTTTGAATCGCATATTTCCTGTTTCGAAGTCAGGTTCCATTGAAGTCTTCAGTGGTCTTCTTTGGAACATTTTTAGACCTGTGTTTGTCATATCAGTCAAGATAAAGAAAGCATCAGTGTCAGTTAAATAGTGATTTACTACATAACCTTCTGGAAGCATTCCCATGCTTCTTAATGCGTTTGTATCGTTATCCGCTGTACCAACTCTTAAATCACTCTTCAAAATTCTTTGAGCAGTGAAAGCTAAGTCTTTTGGTATTACTAATTTACGAGCTTGAACAGCTACTGGGATGTCTCTGTCATCTGCAAAACCGCCAATAGAAATAATAGCGTTTTCTAGAGATGATTCAGATAAATCAGCAGCAGTTGAAGGCTCGTTAGCCTGTGAACCAGCCATGAGTGTTGGGTGGTCAGTAGCACAAAGCTCCTTACCATCTCCACCTACAAAGCTAGAGCTAAATGCATTGTTAAGTACGTTAGCAGCTTTCACTTGTTTTGTGTAAGCCATTGAACGTGCTAATGCAGAAGTATATCTCTTTGAAAGAGTATCATAGAGGTTATCCTCTACTGCTTCTTCAGTGATTGCAAAAGCTAGTGCAACTGTTTCATGCACATATCTTGCAGTCCACTGTTCGGCAGCAGTATCAAATTCTACGGAAGAACCCTCTGACTTTGTTGGTGCAGCACCAAATCCTGTCAATAGTGTTTCTTCTTCGAATGCTCTATCTGATGTCTCTTCAGTAAAGATTTCTGCGTGTTCACGTTCCCAACGCTTGTACTCCAAACCAAATAAGGCGTGGAGACCTGGTTCCAACTCTTTTACGAGTTGACTTCTTGAAATAACAGCCATGTTTTATTCTCCTTTACCTTATACACCCACAGTACCGTCAGCATCAATGTGTTGGTTCAATTCATGCTCATGAATTGTAGCCTCAAGGATACCGTTTGTACCGAAAGCGTTCTTTGGTGTTTCATATAGACCAAGGATTCTCATTCCTGCTGTTCCAGTTCCAGTTGTACCTGAAATCTCAAACTTTGATTGTCCTGTGCTAGTATCACCTGTACCAGCAACGTGGTCTGCTAAGTTTCCAATGTCAGCAAAGTCAGCAGAACCTGCTGATTGAATTGCGTAAACAATTGAGGGGTCGTCATAAATATAAGCAGTGACATCGCCACTACCTTGTGTAGTTGTACCTGTTGGGAAATATCTTGCGAATTTCACTTCCCCATCTGATGCGGTATATTGACAACCAGCGAATACGCCTAGTATTCTGTTACCAGCTGCGGCTACATCAATGTAACCTGTGCCTAGTAATTTAACGAAATCACCACTAAAAATATTTGATGATGTTCCAGACGCTATTTTGTATTCATTGGTTCTAATTTGCCCACCAGAAAGATGTCTAACAGGTCTTGCTCCAAAAGCAGCATCTACATTTGCCATGTTTTTCTATCTCCTATGATAAATTAAAGTTAATAAACAACCCCATACCTAATTCTAGTCTTCTGTTTTCTTCTTTCCAAAAGAAACAGAGCTTTTACGCCTTTGTGTTACTGGCATCGAAGGATGTTGTTCTTTTAAAATATCAGCATCAACAGCTTCAGTCTGAGTCTGAGTCTTACCTTCGTAATACTCTTTCTTAGCTTCAGCCATTTCAGTTGGTATCTTAGCGAGAACTAAATCTCCAGAGCCAATCACTCCAGTGTATTTTCCTGATTCATGTACGGGGACATCGAAATCTGGGTGTTCTTCTTTTCTTACGAACTCATAACCTTCACGTTTTTTCTTGGCTATGTTTCGGGCATCATCCTCCCCACCCATACTCACTCGCAGCCAGCGATATTTAATGCCGTCATCGTTTGGCTTTGGAGCATCTAGATATGAAGGAGGTGTATAAGTTACTTTTCGTTTCTGATGGGTTCTAGAAGATTTCACATCAGACGTTATATTTTTATTGGTCATTTGCATTCCTCACAAATTTCGCATATTCATTTAAAGGCACACCTAGTTTTCGAGCCATTGCCATTTGACTGGCACTTAAAGTGACTTTGTTATTAGGTGCGGATGGTGCACGAGATACACTCGCTACGACTTGCTTTGGTTTCGAGCCACTTTTACTCATATTTGGAAAAGCGACTGTTAACTGCCTGTCTAATTCGGAATAATATTCCTCTGATGAGGGGTCATATCCTTCCATTTTTAACTGAGCATCAATTGCATATGCCGCTCCAGTTTTAGCTGCATCCTGTCCAAACCAAGTGTTAACTTGTGCCCACTGAAGTGCTCTTGGGTCAGGTTGTACCTGCTGCTGTTGCGGTTGTTGTTGTGTTGGTGCGGGTTGTTGCATTTGCTCGGCTTGTTGTGCAGTTGCTTTCTGCTTTCTGTCAAACAAATGTTGTTGTCGCTCCAAGTCTCTAATTTCAACTTTTGCGTCAGTTATATCTTCTAAAATCTTTACTTCTTCATCGGTGTTACCAGTCTCTTTAGCATTTCTGTGTGCTATACGGGCTGCCTCTAAAGTTTTGTTTGCAGATTTTATTTGATTTTGAAAATAGTCTTGCTGCAAGGTGTTGTAATCATTATTTAAAGTGCTTTTTCTTTCTAGCTCTTTATTTAATGCTTCAACTTGAGATGCTAACTTTGCTCTTTCGTCTCGCTCTGTAGCCCGCTCTCTTACTAGCTCGTCTATTCTTCTTTGAAGTCTCGATTTTTTCTTAGGAGCAGCTTCTACTTCTTCAGTTTCTTCTGCTTCCTCTTGAGGTTGTTCTACTTCTTCCTCTACCGCTTCTTGATTTTCATCAGCAGCGTCTATAGCTTCTTCTGGGTCGATTGCTTCCATAGTTTCAATAGCTTCTTCAGTATTGAGTTCTTCCATTTTTTCAGTCTTCCCGTCATCCACTAACTTCATCGGTTTTTTTTCCGAAGTATCGTGTAATACTTGCATAGGTTTCTCCTAAGGATTGTACGCTACAAAAATGTAGCTGGTTGATAAAAGTGAAATTAACTTATTTCACTCACATCTGGGACTGTGCCCAGAATCTCATCATCGTTCATGATTCGTAGTTCTGCTTGACCGTATTTAAAACGGTGTCCAGCATATTTTCCGAACATAACGTAATCTCCTACTTTACACCAAGGTCCTGTCATATCTTCTCTTTTATATGCATCCGAACCCACCTCAACGACTTTGCCGATTGAGGCTATAGCTCTGTGGTCTTCAATAGACTTACTGGGTAGATAAATACCCATGTTTGTTTTATTAGCTATGTCTAAAGTTTTGATTAAAATTCTGTGACCTGTTGGTCTGGGGTAGTTGTCGTTTTTTAATTCGACTTCTTCTAGTTTAAATGTTGTGTTAGTCATCTAGTTCCTCTATGTTTTTAGCAGTTTCTCGTACTATTTCTTTAGCTAGAACTAAACCTCTTACTTGTCCAACAGATTTTTCAAAGTTTTCTTTGATAATCTTACCATCAGCAAAGGCATTCTTTCTACTCTCTATTTCAGAGTCAATTTTATTTAGAATATGTTTTACAGCCTTTGTTAGTTCCACTAACTAGAATGTACCCTTGAAATATTTTTTTGCAATAGACTTAGAGCTTTTTTTAGATTTGTGAGTTGGCTTGCCGCCCATTTTAGGTGCAACAATACCACCTTTATTCATTTTTAATTTATTCTTAGCAAACTCTAAAGCTGGGTCAATTACAGGACTTTTTCCAAAAAGAAGTCCTCCCCCAAGCTCTGCAGCGGCTGCAGTGCCTCCAGTTATTTTAGCTCCTTTTCCAACACTTTTTTTAATTTTTGTTGCTTGCCTGTTTGCCACTTTCTGTGCAGCAGCTTTTACCTCTTTTGGTGGAAAAAGTTTATAAGCTGCTTTTAATCCATTTTTTAAAATAAAATTTGTTATCGCAGTTAATCCTTTACCTATCGCCATTATATATACCTCTTACTCCCTTTCATTTTTACGAATGTTCCTGATTTATATTTTTTTCTTTTTTTCTTTGGTTTTTTTGGTTTAACCATACCACCTTTTTTCAAGGCTACTTCTGGTATGTCGTCTTTTTTCTTTTTTTTCTTTTTATCCTTTTTGTCTTTATCTTCTTTTTCTTTTTCAATTAATTTCTCTAATAATTCTGCAATAGATGTAGATGCATCATAGCCAGCATCAAAAAAAGGAGTAGATGCAGAACCACTTCTTAAAGCATTTCCAAATTTTGAACCTGGAATCATGGTTGATTGTTGAGCTTGCATAACTGGATTTATAAAATCTTTTAGTTTAGTCCCAAATCTATTTAAGGTATTAATACCACCTTGTATAAATCTTTGACCTTGTGGGCTGCCAGCAACTCTGGCTCCTGTGCCTAGTGCTCCTATGCCCGCTGCCATGTAGGGTAGTGCTAATAGTGGAAACATTATTTATCCTTTAATTGTTGTTTGGCTATGTCAGCCATTGTTTTTTCTCTAGCAAGAGATTTGTTTGCTCTAGACCGTAGTGCATCTCTTCTCTCGTTAGACTCAATCTTTTGTGTATCAACTGCTATATCAGACTCTGCTTTTGCTCTATCTAATTGTAGCTTGGCGATATCAATCTGTGCGTCTGCAGCTTCTTTCTGTTCTTTCATGTTTAACTCACGTTGTCTGTCTTGTGCTCTTTGCTGTGAGTCTGCAACTTTTCTATCTGCTTCTTGTTTCTTGATAGCTAAGTCTTGCATTGCAATCTGAACTCTTGGGTCTTGCATCTGCTGTGCCTGTGCAGCTTGCTGTGCTGCCATTTGATTTTGTTGTGACATCTGCATTGCGGCTTGTGCCTGCATCTGAGCTACTTGGTTTTCTACCTCTGGTGGTAGTGCCTCGTATGCCTCATCTTTTCCTGGATTTGCTCTGTCGTATTCTGGTGCTGGTGGTAAATCCATACCAGTCATCGCAGAAATTTGTAATCTGTATTTGTGTGCCATGTGCTCTTGGATGTGAGCTATAATATTACCAGCTAGTGCCTGTGCTACCTGTGGTGACGCTGGTGTCATTGTTGGGTCGCTTAACATAGCTTGGTGTACGGCAACGTGTGCATCGTGGTCTTGAGATGCGTATGCCTTGACGGGTCTACCATACATCATGGCGTAATTTTCTGTGACTGGGTCTTTTCTCTTAGCCCCCATCTCAGGTAATAAAATCTCATCTACGTTCTTAACATCAAGAGCTTCATACAATCTCTTGTATGCCTCTTTCATGTCGTGTATCTGTGGTGCAGCCGCAGCAGCTTGTAGCTGTGTCTGTGCTAATAAAACTCTCTGTGCAGTTGAAAAGATGTTTGGGTCAGATACTGGGAGGATATCTACTCTATCGTCAAAATCTTTACTAAAGATAAATCTGTTGTCACCCTCTACGCTGTAAGGATAATAATCTGGTAAGAACTCTTTGTTAATTCTTACTATAATTTTAAATTCTTCTCTCTGGGCTTTGTGTAGTCTCTTGTGAATAGAGGACATCACTTTAATGCCCTGCTCTAAGAGAGCAATGGTTGTACCCACTGGTGCGTTGGCGTTCATATCGCCAGCTTGTAAATCTGTTATGGCAGCTAGTCTTCTACCCTCTTGTGTCATAGAGCCTAATAAGGCGAATAGAGTTTGTGATGGCTCTTTAAATGGTAATGGCACGATAGATTTTCTAATATCATCTCCGTATCCCTCAACATCTCTGAACTCACCAAATCCAACTGGCTGTTCTCCCTCAACTCTCATACCTCTAGCTTTGAAACCACCAGGTAAGTTAGCAAACTGTCCTGCATCTACTAGTGAACGTAGTATAGTTGTGACAGACTTCTGAAGATTGCCTAATAGGTGTACATACCCCATACCGTAGAAACCAAAACCAGGTAAAAACTTATAGTGTACGAAGTGTTGTATTCTTTTAAAGTTTGGGTCGTCTGGATTGAAGTTTTCTCTAATCGATAAAATCTCTCTTGTCTCTTTGCAAATAGTTACGATGTAGGGACAGGCAAAATCTTTTTCATAACCAGGAATATCTAGGTCAACGTGCATCTCTAGCAGAGTTAGTCTGCCATCCTTTTGATAATTCTTAGATGGTGTTATGCCTTCTATGTCTTGTATCTTCTGTCTGATGTCGTTAGAGTCATCCTCCTCTGGATTCATGTCGATTTCTGTATCACGATAAAAACCAGAGTATATTTTCTTTTTCAATTCGTTTTGAGTGATGCGAATAATGTGTGTGTATCTACCTGAGGTTCTTAAATCCACAGTGTTGTATGATACAACGAAATCTGTAATAGGAATGAAACGTGAGATGGGTCTCTTGAGTATTTCATCGTAGTAAATCTTTTTAAAACAGCTACCAACTATCGGTAAGTAAAATAACATCTGGTCAAAGTCATCGAAATACTCTTCCATAGTCTCTGTGACTTGATAATTTAAAAATTCTTTAACTCTGTTCGCTTGCTTAACAATCTCATCGCTCTTCTCACCAATGATTTGAGTTTTTACTGGTCCGCCAGAGGGGAATAACTCTTTAATTGCTTGTGACTGGAACTGCACAGCACCCTCAATCATCATGGGATGATGTGCAGAACAAGCTCCAGGGAAAGGATTCTGTGAATCTTCTAATTTTAAACCAAGAAGCTCCATACCCTTCTTGATTGTCTCTTCATAATCTTTTCTTGATTGAACATCCGCTTCAAATGCAGCCAAAAGCTCAGATGAAATTGTCTCTAAATCCTCTTCATCAAGACTCTCCGCAATGTTGTCCGATAAAATCGGCTCTTCTTCGACAGTACCCTCAGCAACAACAGTTATTTCCTGTTCTATTAGTGGGTCTACTGCACCTAAGGGTGTTCTAGCCATTAAAATATTCCTTTAAAATTATTAAATCCTCTTTTTGCTGCTCCAGCACGTCTTTTTGTTGAACTTTTCGATGATTTTTTTACCATACCACCATCTTTTTTGGTTTCAAGGTCTTTTACTTTCTTTTTAAGTAAATCAAAATTAACTTTTGAGGTTGAAGTTCTATTTTTAAAATAATTATTTACTGCTTCTTTGCCAAACTTTGCATATCCCTCTAGTAATGCGTTAGCTCCAGACTTTCCTGAAAAAAACTTTGCAATCTTACCCATTAAATTGACTACCATTAGAATACTCCCTTAAATTTTGTGCCTTTAATAGCTGCTCCTGCACCACGAGATTTTTTTGACTTAGGTTTTTTCTTTTTAGCGAGTCCTCCATCCTTAAAATTACCCTCTATATCATCAAGATTCATTTTACCTTTCATGGTACCACTGCCTTTTGTTCCTGAACCAAATATAGTAGATGGTATACTACCTTGACTTTCTTCTAGTATTTCTTCTACCTTGCTCTTTTGTTTTGGTTTGCTAATAATTTTACCGCCAGCCGCTAATAATGTCTGTGCTTCTTTGAGACCTTTAACAATAAATTTTTTACCTTTTAATAAAATTGTTACCATTAGAATACGCCTTTAAATTTAGTTCCTCTTACTGCAGCACCTGTGCCTCTTGACTTTGGTTTTCTTTTGACAACTCTCTTCTTGACAGCTCCGCCTTTATTATACTTCTTTGCTAAAGTAGGACTCATATTCTCTTGCACAGATTCTGGTAGTTTAGAAAAACCTTTAAACTTACCTGGAACCATGCCGCCTGTATTCATTTTAAGACCCATGCCTTTTTTACGGGCTTCCATCATTCCGCCCATAGCTTTATTGTCCACTGTTTTATCGACTGCGTTTTTTAATTTATTATATAAAGGTTTGCCATATTCATTTATAAAATTACCTGGACTTAGAGGGTCTTTCCCCTCTGACTGCATTTTCTTTTTGTAGTCGTTAAGTTCTTTTATTGTTAATCCTATTCCTGTTCCTTTTAAAAGTTTTTTTGTTAAAAATCCAATCATTGTTCTCCTCCTAATGATTTCATGTGCTCCGCCATCTCATTTGCCCTGTTGGGGGTCTGCTTTGCCCAACGACTATCGAGCATCTGGATTGAAGCCTCTGTGTAGTTTGGTGGGCTAGCCTTGAGAGCCTCCCACATCATTTTAAATTTAGAGACACCGTTCCCGCCTAGCTGGAAAACCATCTCCGTTATTATATCTTGTCCTTCTTCGCTTATCTCTGTCTTCTCACACATATACGTTGCCGTATCTACTGCGTACTGTAAATCTTTTTTCAGTATCTCCTCGAGATAGTCTTTCTCGTATACCTTGCCGTCTTCCCAGTGGTCTTCCACACAGAGATGCCCGTAGCCCACGGTTCGCTTTCCTAGTGTGTCTAGGTAGACCTGGTCACGAAAACCCTCGTGTCTCTTAACTGATTCTAATAGTGATTCATTCATTACCAATAACTTCCCTTCGGTCCTGTCGCTTCCTCTATCTGTACGTCTTGGGGGTGGCTAACCATCCAGCCCTTACGCAATCTAATTAACGCCTGCGATAGAGAATCAACTAGGTCGTCATTCTTTGTGTTAGGGAAAGCCGCACACTGAGATACCACTGCTTCGGTTTCATCTGTGTCGGGTGCCCAAATCCTTCCGCTCTCGAATAATGGCGTGATGGCGTGAACTCTCGCCAGCTTATCCATACGCTTCGGATTAAAAGGTGTAATAGGTATTCCCGTTCTCATTAACTCTTGTACCAGTGACAGTCCACTCGCCTTCGCCTCGACTAGAATATTATCAGGCTGGTGCGTATTGTACAGACTTATCGCTGCGTTCTTCAATTCAGGGAACGTCAGGCGTTCTCGATACGAGTCGAGTAAAATTAGGTTATACCCGCCCTCCCCAGAGAATACACCCCACGTTGTACACGCAGAGTAGTCGGAGTTCTGGTTCGCTGTGTAGGCGGTATCCCAAGACTGTATCTTGTACTGTATTTCTGGCAGCTGTTCTCGTTTCCAATACTTCCACCACCATCGCTTAATGACGTTTCCTTCTTCCACCGAGGGAGTCTGGTTGTAGAGCGATGTCCACTCCCGTGTTCCTACGGTCTTCTTAATCTCTTCTAATCTTTTTAGCGGATAGGCTTCTTCCCATAGGGGGTCGCCCTCCTTGAGACCGAGCATATCAGCTGCGGTATCGTTTAATATCGCTGGAAACTCGACTATGTCCCAGCCCTCGTGTCCCGTCTCTTTGAGTACCCATCCAGCGAGGTCATCCTCGTGCCATCTCGTTTGAATTAAGATAACACTGCCATTCGGCATTAATCTTGTATAGGCGGTGGAGCGATACCAGTCTAAGAGGTTCTTCCTCATAGCTTGGGAGTCCGCCTCCTCACGACCTTTAATGGGGTCGTCTATCAGTAGTAAGTGTGCACCTCTACCCGTGATGGCAGAACCCGCACCCACAGCGTAGTAGACTCCACCCTTTGTCGTGTGGAACCTGCGAACACTAGCTGAGTCCGTTGATAGCTGCGTGTCGGGAAAAATTTCGCCATAGTTACCATCCTGAAGCTGGTTTCTGACCTTACGACCAAAATCATCCGCTAGGTCCTGAGCGTATGTGGAACAGATAATATACTTATCGGGGTTCCTGCCCATATACCATGCGGGAAAAAATTCTGAGGTCAGAATAGATTTGCCGTGTCTGGGTGGCATGAATATGGCGAGTCTCTTGACATCACCACGCTCTACCGCCTCTAGCTTCTCTGCCAGCTTCACAATGTGTGGAGGGGTCTTATAGTTGTCCATCTGGGATTTTGCATACCCCAGCAGACCAGTGCGAGCACCTTGCTTTGATTCTAAATCTTTTACTTTACCAACAAGAAGCTGTAGCTGAGCTATCTTCTCTTCAGTTGTCTCTGGTATTCTCAATGGCTAAGTCATCATAGAAAAGGGGTGTTCCCTCTCCCATGTAAGCTCCCTTTATATTAAATTCGAAGAACTCAATGGCTTCCTCATCGGTCATGCCGTCTCGTTCCATTAATATT